CTACGTAGTGTAGTTAGGCTTGAGAATGAAGCTGTTGTAGTTTTCTCTGAGATTGAGTATGAGGGATTAATCCTTGATACTGAAGCTTGGCAAAAACTTGCTGTCAGAAACAAAGCCATGTCTATTCAGCTTGAGAAAGAGCTGGACAAGTCATTGGTTGCTGATGAAAGGTTTACGAAATACAAGGCACAAAAGCAGTTGGATATGTTTACTGCTGTAGAGGATTTGAAAGAGTCTACAGTTAAGTGGTCGTCCCCAACTCAAGTGTTAAAGATTTTCAGAACGTTAGTACCTGAGCTTGAGAATGCTAACGGTAAGAAGCTTGCACCTTATAGGTTTAAGCATACTCTTATCGATGAGTATATCAAGTACAAGGAGAAGGATAAGTTATCATCTGCATTTGGAGATAACTTCTACACATTCCTTAGTGCTGACAAGAAAGTTAGAACGAATTTCACACAAATCCTGGACACAGGTCGTGTTAGTAGTTCTGAGCCCAATATGCAACAAATCCCTGCTACTAACGAGTACAGAAATTGCTTTGTGGCTCCTGAAGGTTATGTGTTTGTATCTAGTGACTATTCATCACAAGAACTAAATGTAATAGCATATGGTTCTCAAGACCCTGTGTTTCTAAAAGCTCTCGAAAATAATGAAGACTTGCACTCAGTATGTGCAGAGTTAGTATTCGGAGAAGTATGGAAGAATGCAGCAGAAGAGGATTGTGCCTATTACAAAACGAAAGAGAAGTGTGACTGTAAAGCTCACAAGAAATTAAGAACTCAAGTTAAGACAATCAATTTCGGATTGGCTTATGGGATGGGACCTAAGAAGTTATCTGAAACAATCAATTGCTCTACAAAAGAAGCAAAGGATTTGATTACTAAGTACTTCAAAGCTTTCCCTAAGATTGAGGCATTCTTAAATGGTCTTGGTGAGTTTGGAAAGAAACACGGTTACATTGAGACTTTCCCTCCATTCAGAAGGAAGAGGTGGTTTAACAGTTGGACTCCAAAGATGTACAGTGATAAAGATAGCTTTATGGAACTGGGATCAATTGAGAGAGCATCTAAGAACACACCGATTCAAGGCAGTTCAGCTGATATGACTAAGCTTGCATTAGTTCTCATTTATAGGCATATTAAAAAGTACGACTTACCTGTTAAGATAATCATGACCGTTCATGATCAGATTGACACAGTTTGTCCAAGAGAATATGCTGAAGAATGGAAACAGAGAATGACTGAGCTTATGGAACAAGCAGCTAACACTGTTATTAAGAATGGATTGTTGAAAGCAGAAACATCAATCACTAATGTTTGGAGTAAATAATCATGACTCAAGAAGAAGAAAAAATTAAAGTACTAACATTACTAATGTGGTTACAAACTGCTGTTTATGCTGCAGATGAATGTCAAGAGATTAAATGGTTCAATACTAGAAGAAGTAAACAACTATTGAAGTCTACTGTTGATATCATTCTGAAAGAGCACGGTGGAATTATCAAAACTTTATGGGATGTAGATGGTGTGCAAATGCCAGAAGTCACTAAAGCTTTAGAAGAATTCACTGGACTCTTATCTACTACTGACTATTACAAACTGCCTGAGATATCAGCTCTTATCAGAGCTTATCAAGCAGGAGAATTCGAAGACACTTTTAATCCTATAAGAGATGAACAGTAACTTACCAGCAGGGGCAGAAAATGACCCTAATAGACCATGGGATACTTCAGAGAAGTATTGTCGTGTTTGTGAATCTGATGCCATCGGAGATCTAGTTGATAACTATTTAGCAGCACATCCTGATTGTGGAGATTGGGATGAAGCTTATGAAAAGTTAGAAGAAGATGAGCAGATTGGATTATGCAGACATTGTTATTGGGAAGAAATGGGGGAATGGAACAATGAAGACTAAAAGACTAACTGATGATGACATCATCAAAGAACTAATAGACACAATGTTTCTTATAGCTGGTCATGATGTAACCTTTGAGGACATCAAGGGTCGTAAGGACCAATGGTACTATGAATGGACCATGACTCCTGAGCAAGAGCAACAATGGATGGAGTATATGGTAAAGTATTTCCGTAAGCACAGAAGTATGACCATTAGACATGCTCAGACTTCAGCATCTATGTTTAACCTAATGTGGGGCCTTAAAGTGGAACGGCCTGAAGTTCCCGATATCGATAACATAAATTAACGTGAAAAAGTTATTCATCCTTGCACTGCTGTTTGCTTCATGTAAGCAAGCACCAGTAAACATTACAGTTCATTGTCCAGAAAAGGACACAACGAAACTGTTTGACTTAGAAACTGTAGGTACTACAACAGACCCAACAGAGGAAGAACTTAATCAATTAAACAATTAAACAAAATGGAGATTTTTGCAATCATTTCAACAGTCGTTGCCGTACTAGGTGTGGCAGGTACTATTTTCTTTTTACTAACTTCATTGAAGATAATGGGTAGATTAAGAGAAGCAGAGGAAATTATCGAGGATAAGAACGATGCTCTTAGAGATGCATTCGAAGCTATTCATATTCACAATGAAAAGCTGTGGGATGTTAGACATGAACTTAACATGGTAAAGAATCCTAAAAAACCTGTTGGTCGTCCTAAAGGTTCTAAGAACAAGGTTACTAAGCCTAAGTTTTCTCAGAAAGAATTTGACAAGAAATACGGGAAGTAATGCCAGATATTTCTATGTGTAAGGGGGTTAATTGCCCCCTTGCTTTTAACTGTTACAGGTTTACAGCTAAAGCAAATCCTTATGGGCAAGCTTTTTTCATGGAAACTCCATGGGACGAAGAGAAAAAAGAATGTGAATATTATTTACCAAACGAAAAGATTAAAGTTAAATCAAATGACAAATGACGGAAAGAAAGAAGTTTTACTCAACGAAAAGAAGGAAACATTTACTGAGTTTGATAGAATCTTCACGGGATTCCTCGATAGAATTTACGAAGTCACGAGACCCGAAGGCAATATCGGAGATGATGATGAAGATAGTGGAGCATCTGTTCCACATTCCTAGAGAAGAATTCTTATCAGAGAGTCGTATCAGGGACTATGTTGTACGTCGTACTTTAGTTGTCAATCTAATAAGCATGCATACTCATCACAGAGATGTGGAGATTGCTAAGGTTATTAATCGTGACAGAACTAGTGTGATTCACATGCAGAAGCTTCATGAGGATCTTATGTTTTCTGATGGAACTTATCGAGAGTATTTCGAGAGAGCTTCTAGTCTTTATGCAAGAGCTAATTATTTACCAAGAGTAGAAGATGCAACATTAGATGGCATCATTGAAAAGATAGTAAAGCTTAATGAAGAAGTAGAAGCCCTCAATGGAATGCTAGGCAACCTATTAGTTAACGTAAAATCTAAAGACAATGTCACAAGTGAAGAGCAAACTTTTAGCAATTAAAGATGCTGAACAAAAGAAGGCATTGAATGCTTGGAAAGATGCTGACTACGTGGGCACTGTTATAGCTGGTACAGGATTCGGGAAGAGTCGTGTTGGTGTTATTGCCTGTGGAGCTATGATTCGTAAACATGGAGGTAGAGGATTGGTCTTAGTCCCTACTAATCAATTGCAAGACCAGTTTGAAGAAGAATTCAAGAAGTGGGGTTATGAAGATGTATTGGATAGTGTAGATATCCTATGTTATGCATCAGCTCATAAACTTCGAGGTGTTACTTATACTGTTACAGTAGCAGATGAGGTGCATCTTGGCTTATCCCCAATCTATCGAGAAGTATTCTTACAAAATGACCACGAAAGACTTCTTTGTATGACTGCCACTGCCCCAGAGGAAGAGGAATACGAAGATTTACTTGATGAGATAGCCCCAACGGTCTATACCATTACCCTAGATGAGTGTGTACAGAAAGGATTAGTGGCTCCTTACACTATTCACTGTGTTCCCGTTCCATTGTTAGATTCAGAGAGAGATGCTTACAAGGCTGCAAACAATGCCTTTGTTCATTATAAGTATCATCTTGGGATGTACAATGCTTTCGAGGAAGCAGGTAGAATATTGAAGGACCCTAATGCTACCCCTGTACAGAAGAAGAATGCAACTTTGTTCTACAAAGCTATTCGAGATAGGAAGGAAGTAGTTCAGAAGGCTCATAACAAAATTCTTTATACTGCTATGATAGCTAAAACTAAAGCAGATAAGAAAATACTAACGTTTGCCGGAACTAATGAATTCACTAACCAAATGTATACAGAGTTGAATGCTGCAGATTGTAAATCGGCTAGATATCATTCAGCTCTTGGTAAGAAAGAGAAGGACAAAGCTCTCAAGGATTTCAGAGAAAATGAGGTACGAATACTGTGTTCTACAAAGGCATTGAATCAAGGATTCGATGTACCTGATGCACAGCTCGGAATCATCTGTGGCCTTGATAGCAAAGCATTAGCCATGATTCAGAGAGTGGGTAGATTGTTACGACTTAGCCCCGATAAGGTGGGTGAGGTAGTGATACTCTACGTAAAAGATTCTCAAGAAGAGAAATGGTTAAGAAGTTCCATCGAAAGTTTATCAAATATAGTTTGGTGTGACGATATTTCTTCTTATATTTGAATACGATTACTTATAGAAAGTATAAAAGAAACTTTTATGATCATTGAAATTGATACAGAAAAGCTGTTAGCCCATGGGTTTACAGCTGATGAGTTCCTGTTCTTATCTATGCTTAATCGTGACCTTGATTCTAGTGACTTAAAGTTAATTATTGACCGTGAGAAATTGCAAACCAACGGTTGGATTAAGTTGGGAGAGGAGGACGATTGTACATTGAGAGAAAAATTTAACGACGAATTCTCAAGTACAGAAGATGTCATATGGCACGGCCTCCTTTCTCACTATCCACTCAAAGTCATAGCTAACGGAGCAGTCAGAATACTTAGAGCTAAAGATCCCAGCTCTAAGGCAAATGCAAAAGCCAAAAGTCGTTATCTTAAATACATAGGAAAAGATAAACAAAAGCACGAACACGTTATAGAGTGTCTGCAACGAGAGCTCCTATTACGTAGAAAAGGTAATAACCTAGGATTTATGCAGCAGCTAGAAACTTGGATTAATAATCACACATGGGAGAAGTACAGTGATTTAAGTGATGGAGAACAATCCAAATCAAAACCTGAGTCATCAGGCTCAGAAGGTAGAATCACAAGGCAACTTTGACGACTCGTTAAAGGATTTTAGACACATCTCGTTATCAGTAGACAAATCAATCGAAGAAATTAAAGCAGCCCAAAGTGGCTCTAGAGTTGTCTTCCCTACTGGTTGGCCGAGATTGAATAAGAACTTGCTAGGTGGACTACAGAAAGGTAAGATGTACGTTATTGCCGGTCGTCCTGGTGTAGGTAAATCTGCATTTTCAAATCAATTAATTTTCGATGTACTCGATAACAACAAAGACAAGAAAGTAATAGTTCTGTACTGGACGTTCGAGATGCCTGACTATCAGCAGATCATGAGAGCTGCATCAAACAAGGCACAACTCCAGTTTTCACAGTTATACAGTGTCGACCAACAGTTATCAGCAGAGGGATTAAAGAAGTATGAAGATGCAGTAGACAGCTATAGGAAGTATCCTATATTCTTCTGCTCTATTCCACAGAACATGGTGAAGATTAAAGAGATTAACAACAAGGTGTTTCAAAAGCACCCTGAACACACAATCATTAATCTTTACGACCATTCGAGATTGATTCTAGGCTCAGAAGACACAGAGCTTCAGAAGCTAAATCAAGTATCGAAGACATGTATGTGGTTGCAAGCAAGAATGGGGAGCATTTCTATTCTGTTGTCACAGCTAAACAGGAATATCGAGCAAGAGTATCGTGCCAAACAACAGTATCAACCACAACTTACAGACCTATTTGGTGGTGATTCTATTGGGCAAGATGCTCACGTAGTGATGATGCTACAAAGACCATTCGACCTTTACGGTATTACAGATGCTTATTGTGGAGAGGATCCTGAAGGGTTGTTAGCCTGTCATATCGAGAAGAATCGTGATGGTCAATTGGGTATGATTCCCTACGAAGCTGATTTGTCAACATTTAATTTGACAGAAAGAGTGAAAAAGTAAATTTAAAATTTGACAAAAAATGGAGTTAGTACTGCCAACAGAGAAGGTCGCTGCCCTTCGTAAGAGTCCGAGACACATGATTATCTACGGACCACCAAAGATTGGTAAAACAACAGCACTGGCTAAACTTGATGGATGTCTTATCATAGATCTAGAGCAAGGATCGGATATGGTAGAAGCACTTAAAGTTAAAGCTGCAAACTTGAAAGAGTTGAGTGAAATCGGTAAAGCAATTATGAAAGCTGGAAAGCCTTACAAATATATTGCTATCGATACCTTGACTCAATTAGAGGTATGGTGTGAATCAGAGGCTAAAGAACTCTATCGTCAAACTCCAATGGGTAAGAACTTTGATACTGATAACAAAGGGTTATCTGTTCTTAGTCTTCCTAACGGTGCTGGCTATTTGTATCTACGAATGGCTATCAAGAAGTGGATGGATAGATTAGAGACTTTGTCTGAACACATCATTTACATCGGTCACTTAAAAGATAAGCAGATCGAGAAGAAAGGTAAGGAGGTATCAGCTAAAGATTTAGATTTGACTGGTAAGATCCGTAGTATTGCTTGTGCTAACTCAGATGCCATCGGCTATGTGTATAGAAACGACGACAAGACTATGATCTCATTCAATTCATCTGATGATATCACTGCTGGCTCACGTTGTGAGCATTTAAGAGGTCAAGAGATGGAGCTTGACTGGAGTAAAATTTATATTGATTAATTAAAACCCTAGAAAATGTCTATCGAGGCAAACATTCAACAAAATCCAACTGTTGCAAATACTGCAACAACTGAAGGTCCTATCGTATTAACGGTAACAGGAATCATTAATGACTTAAACGACGGTATCGATCGTGATGGCATTGCAACTAAGTATAACTTGACTAAAGCTGAAGTTACTGAGCTATTCAAGCACCCTAAGTTGACTGGCCTACGTGCTCGTAAGAAGATTCCAGTACGTTTTACATTGGTAGATGACACTGTTATTACTAAGAGTGAGGCTGCTGCTGTAGAGTCTGATCCTAATCAATTAGATTTGATGGATGCTATTCAAGAGCATGTAGCTACTGAAGAAGCAATCAGCAACTGAGAGTTCCGTCAGCAACAGGACATTGTGTATAGAACATATTTTCGTTAATTTAAATT